CTGGGGCGTTTCGCCGACGTTCAGGTATCCCTTTTGGAGGGTCTTGATTCCGAAATATCCGAAAAGGTAATCACGACGGTGGTCGATCCACGAATCCATAGCGAGCGTCAAGTTTTTCATAAATTCGACACTGACGATGTTGTTCTTGTGAAGTTCGACCATGGAGTCGCTGAAAGTTTTTGGGCACGTCTTTTGGAGATTCGATACGGCGATTCGCATCGCCAGGGTCTCATAGTCGGGGTCTTCCGTGATGAGTCCTATGGCCACCTCTGAACTCAGATTATCAATCTGGGCCGTCGTAATTCCGTCGTACATTGAAGAGAAAACCTTCTGGGCAATCTTTGTCGGGTTGACCCCTGGGAGAGGCTCGAACTCTGGAGCCTCGTTGAGTCTCTGGATTCGCCGGGTCACCTTGTCGAACAGCATTTCTTCAGGCACGGCATTGCGCTTGATGACCTTCATTGAGTAATAGGGGTCTCGTTTTTTTATCAGACCATTACAAATGTCTACAAAGTTTCTGCCTACACCATTGTCCGACGCATTTTTTTCAGATTTTAACAGGGAAATAATTCAACAGAAGCTCATTAGTGATATTAATGCCAAGACTGGGTACACTATTGATCGTCAGCCCGACGCAGACGTCCAAGGCCTCATGCGTAAGGTTTACATTAATATGGCATCAAACTATTACGACAATGTGCGGCAGCAGGTTGAGACTATGAACGCCAAGGTTCTGGATGATGCCGAATCTCAGGTGATGACGGGTGTTCTTCAGCAAATTGTGTATCTGCAGGATATTTCTACAAATCCCATTCCGATCGATATACCTATTAACACGAGCACCTACGGAAACAAACTTCCTATAAACAACAAATATGGATTTAATCCTCAGTAAGAATAAATGACGAGATCACTTGATGATATTCTCATTGGAGTTTTGATATTTTTCATACTCGAGCGGGTCATAAAGTTGATTAGTTGGGTTCTTGTCGAGCCAATGATTGGTGTTCAAGAAAACACAGAAAAAAAAGGTAAAATTTGGACCTCTGGTATTGAACTCGTCTTGACAATCATCGCTCTTTTGTTAGTAATAAAATTCCAGAAAAATCTCGCAAAACTCGCAAAAGTAGCTTAAGGGGCTGGTGCGTCTTCTACACAAGGAATGAATCGCTATCGCGACGAAACCGCTGAACTATGTAAACGCAAAGGTTGGGACAAGGCCCCCATCAGCACAGTATGGATGCTCTACACCGAGGAGAGTGGCGAGCTCGCGAGTGCTATTCGTCAGAACCAGCATTTGTACAGAAAGACGGGTCTGAAGAAGGATCGCGGTATTGATGTCGTTATGGAGATGGGTGACGTCTTCAGTTACCTGTTCCAGTTGGCTCACATGTTGAACATTGATTTAGATGAGATGTGGGAACTTCACAGGGCCAAGGTTCAGACCAAGAATTATTCGTCAGTGGAAAAAAATATACGAGTTTATTAATGGCAACCGCCTTTATGATCAATGACTGCAACAAAATTAACGCCATCAACCCTTTCACAGCCACGAACACTTTTGGCACACCATCAAACGGTGGGTTTTATGACGGCCCCGACGGGACATTTGTTGTGGAGCGCGATGAGCGCCCTATGGAAATGAATGACCCGAATGAAGACCTGACATTTTTCACACCAAATCACATCAACCGTTCAGGCCCTCTTTATCTCAAAGAGGAGGCGCCGAGCCCGGCCCCGTTCCTTGGGTTTCCAGCGCGTAAAATGGAGTTTCCAGACATGGTCACGACCACGTGGTATCGCCCAGGGCTGAGCAAGCCTTCTTCGATGCCGGGCACTTCATGCCAGCCTATGCAGTGGAAGGGTCACGCAAATAAAGAAGGTGATTTGATAATCATGCTTATTTTTGCGGCCCTTGTAATTTATGTGCTCTCCAAGGCTAAATAGGCATAACCTTTGCCGCCACGACCTTTACGAGGTTCTTTTCTAAATTATCCTTTTCATTGCGAATACGCTGTTGCATTTTCGTACACGAATGCTTCTCAAGTTGAATGCAGTTGACACAGAACATCCCTGTGCACTCCTTACACTTGAGAATCCTCGACTTGTGTGGGCACCTCGGCTCCATCTTCTTTCTGTACTTCACAAACGACCTCTCTCTTAAACAGGGGATCCCACGGAATTGGATCGTTCAGAACTTCACAGAGTCCGCTTTCGCGCCCCTTGATCACCTTGTCCCACACGGCTTGCATGATGGGCAGCTTGGCCTTGAACCATTCACGGTCTCGCTTGACCCGTGTCACGACGAACTGCTCTGGGATGGAGACTCCGTTCTCATCGGGAGCACCGGCCGGCTTGTACTGCACAAAGTCACAGTCCTCAAAGTCCAGAATCTCGAGCAAGAGCTGAATCTGAGGCATGTAGTACACCGGAACCTTGTTTTCAATTTTGCGAGTCAAAGGGCATTTAATCTCGAGCAAAATACCGTCGTCCGTGATGCCGTCTGCGGAACCCCCGATAAAAGGGTAGTCCCGGTGTTGGACGAGGCCAATTTCAGTCGTCTTTTTCCCGAACCTCTCGTCATACATGTCGCGGACCAGAGGCTCGAGGAGGGTGCCGTGTGCAGTGGCGGCATTTCCTGCCCATTTTGTCTTGAGAACCTTTTTGCGGACGAATGCATCTGGGGACTCGTAATGGTTGTCCCCGACGGCCGATGCGACGTCGCTCGCGGTAATCATATTTTCACGAAGTTCCAGCCATTCGTCCGTCCTCTGGTCGGCGTATTTCGCCTCCTTGAGTTGCTTTACTCGTTCCAGGAGCTGGGACATTCTTTCCCTTGAAACGAACGTCCGTCTTAAGTACAATTTCGGCTGCGTTTTGTTCAGCCTGCTTTTTGGTCGTTGCATATCCAAATCCTTCCCCGTGGCCATCGACCACAACCTGGATGCAAAAGACACCGCTCGGGGTTGTATTGGTGAGTACATAATCTGGCAGGGGATATTTTAGAGCCTGGCACCATCGCATAAGCTGGTCCTTGTAGTTGTCGTCGACGAGAGATGTTTTTACTTTTTTGAAACTTTCTAGAACAAAATTCTTGGCGTGAACCATTCCAAGGTCTATGTAGATGGCCCCGACCATGGCCTCGAAGACATCTTCCATAATGTGCTCGTTGGTGTTCCACCCGTTGCGCTCGCCCTTCTCGTCCATCATAATGTATTTATCCAGACCAAGCACTTTTGAGATTTCGCACAAAGTCTTCCCTCGGACCATCTTCGTGCGAGCCTTGGTCAGGAACCCCTCCTGCTCCTTCTCGTGTAGGTCGAACAAATGCTTGGTCACTATGAAGCCGAGGACTGAATCTCCCATGAACTCGAGGGTCTCGTAAGAACCCTCGAGGCCTTCGTAACGTTTCAGCGCGCTCTTGTGTGTGAAAGCCCGCTGATACGTTTTTATATTTTTGATTTTTGTTCCCACAAGTTCATTTAGAAACTCACGAGATATTTGTTCCATCTTTTGTTATGATATGAAGCAACCTTTTAAGCCGCCGCAGGTTTCGCGACCTTTGGGCGAACCTTCTTCTCCTTTGGGGCCTCGGTAGTCTCTGGGGCCGGGGCCGGGGCCGGAGCCGCCTTGGGCTCCTTGGGCGGCTTCACCTCCTTGGGCTCCTTGATGTAATGGGGGTTGATGAACTTCTGGATGTTCAGAAATGTCACCTGGATGCCCTCGGGGACAGCCAGCAGGTCCTGGAGTGTCGCATCCAGGCTGATCTTCTGGCCAGCCTTCAGGCCCTTGGCCTCCACATACTCGTTCACCTTGCGAGTCACCTGGGAACGAGACATCAGGTCCTCGGGACCCAGGTTCAGGAAGGCCCGGAGCTTGTCGGACAGCTTCAGGGGCTTGTTGAAACCATTATTGGCGGCGCGAGCCTTAGCCTTCTCGCCCTGAGGATCCTCCATGTGCTGACGAATCTTGCGCATATCCTTGCGGAGCGCCTTAATCTCCTTCAGAAGATCATTGATAGAAGTCTGGTCCATTGTACTATACACGGGACGGGTGCCTTTAAGCCAGGAATGCTGCTATCAGAATCAGAATTAACAATAATCCTGGAAATATGAATAGCTCCCAGACGGGCATAGAGACTGGCTCGACAGGCACAAACGGAGCCGACGCTGGGACGACACTGGGCAAGTCTGACTGAGGTAAATTTTCATTAAAACCTTCTGGTAAAGTTTCCGAATATTGTGACGGGTCAATGTGAAACCGAACCCCAGCAACAGATTTATTACAGAGACCTCCGCAGCACCCAGGATCGCATGGATACACGAGACCGTTACGCTTGTTTATATATCCGCAAACTTTAGAAGAAACATCCATTTCATCAGCAAGACAAATGCATTCTTTTTGAATAAATTCTCCACGGCACGGAAACGTCGCGCTCATCTAACTATAAAGAATATAATAATTATTGATATACAATGGAGTATGGAACACCGCAGAAGCTGCCAAATGGCCGGTATTTCCTAAAGATTAGCTCAGCCCGCCATCAGGTGAACGGTCTTGTTCTCCAGGACCCAATCACATCAAAGTCTGTATCATTCAAGGTTGAAGATCCCAGCCTGTTTACCAAGATTGATGCCGATATTATTGCCAAGGCCAAGGAGTCCAAGGCTGAATGGTTCAGGAAGGAGAACCTGAGCGATGAGATTATTTGCGCTGCATATCAGGAGAGTATCACTGACAGCACACTTGACGCGACACTACTGACCGTCAAGGGCGATGTTCGTACTTTGGCATTTGATACCCAGAAGAATCCTATAGAACTCCAGGCGGTTCAGGCTGGAACGAAATGTGACGTCGTCCTCGAGCTTTCAGGCCTGTGGTTTCTTAAGAAATCATTCGGACCAATTTGGCGTGTTATTCAGGTGCGTACCAGGACTGCGCCCAAGGTTCATCCAACCAGGGAATATCTCTTCACGGATGAGCCAGCCGATGATGAGCAGGAGGCTGATGATCCGTCCGACTATCTTGACATGGATTAATTTATTCGTATCTTAATATAAGATGAATCGCAAGCGTCTGGCCATAATTCTGCTGGTCGTAATTATTCTGTTCCTTCTTTTCGGGGGCCGTCGCAGCGGATTTTCTGGATCAGTCGGGATGCCCATGGCTCTCTCCGGAACCCAGAACGTGATGACGACAAATACCGTGATGGCTCCAGCGATTGCAAACGCAGCACCAGTTCCTCAGGCGCCAGGTGGCATGCCCGCCGCCATGGACGATGGCATATCAGCAGCCTCCCTCATTCCTCGTGAGGTGGTTGGAACAGACGACTTTGGCCAGTACGACCCGTCAGCCATCCTGTCTGGCCAGACCTACCTGGACCCCAGGAGCCAGGTTGGATACCCAGAGACTCTGGGCGGTGTTCTGCGAAACGCCAATCGCCAAGAACGGTCCGAGCCCCTGAACCCCCGCGACCCGGTGAGCATCTTCAACCTCAGCACGATCCCGCCCGACATTATGCGCCCCAAGTTTGAGATTGACTTTGAGTACCAGTAGGCGTCAAACACGCCAGAATAACCTCCTAAATAATAGAAATGGAGTTTAAAACCGCTACGACCGAGTGGATAGCCCTCAAGGCACAGCTCCTCGCAGCTCGCAAAGATCTCTCCACGTTGAATTCACGTGAAAAGGAGCTTCGCAAGTTTGTGACCGCACACATGGCTCAACACGAGATTGACACTATCAATGTTCGTGATAAGATCAAGGTAAATTTCAAAAAATCCAAAAAGAAGGGCTCTCTGACCAAGGATGTCATCAAGGCTGGTCTGCGGTCATTTTTTGGCGGAAACGAGGCCCAGGTCGAAGGTGCATTCCAGGCTATTCTGGACTCTGCTCCCGTGAAGGAGACGGGCGGTGTGACAGTGACTGGTCTAAAGCTATAGACTGTTTATTACGAAAGTAAATATGGGTATTAACGACGAATATTCCAGAGATGCGTACAACTATGATTTGGCCTATGATTCGGACGAAGGACCAGAGGTGCCCGAACCTCTCAGCCCGGAAGACTGGCAAGACTGGTATTCGGAAGAACTTTTGGACGCATGGATGCGCCTGAAACACTATCACGACTCGAACTATATCCGAACCACCGCAACATACCCCAAGTTTGTTGAATTTATAATTTTGCAAACTAAAAATTCAATTTCTGACTGTCCAACGAGTACCGAGGAGACTCTATGGAATCTGATATCGAGTATTCCGGTCGTTCAAGAGAATGTCCTTGATGTTCAATTTTTTCACTGGGTCCGACAAAATATAGATCACTATAGTAATGTTTGACATCACCGGGCCAAAGGTTTTTGTCCCGGCTCTTCTGTTTGCTCTTCTGAGCCCCGGCCTTTTCACGAGCTTTCCACCAGGAAGGTCTCTTCTCGTACAGGCCGGGTTTCATGCATTTATATTTTCAATTTTAGATTATATAATTTTGAAATATGTCACCAAGGTGACTGTCACGAAAGCGGACCTGCTCATGCCCATGGTTCTCTTTGTCCTGTTGACGCCCCATCTGATCTTTTCACTTCCGCATGATGGAGGAATTACCCCAGTCGCGGTCCATGCTACCCTGTTTGCGGTATTATTCGCAATTATTCGCGGATTATTCCCAGAGTATTATTAGTTTTAATTATTAAGAATGGTCAAGTACTTGGCCATAGGACCTGGATCTATGGGGTTTTACGTATACTTGGGGGCACTGGCCAGAATGAAAGACATGGGGCGCCTCGACAACCTCTCTGAATTATCAGGGGCATCAGCCGGAAGTCTTTTGAGCTTTATGTATTGTTTATACAAAGGAGATACAAAAAGGATACTCGAGAGATCTGTAAGTATAAACGTCAAAGAGCTTATGAAACCGAATATAAAAAGTCTTTTAAAGAATTTTGGGATCGTCCCGTTGAAACCTTTAAAAAATGTTATTTCTGAGATTTGCTTGGCAGAGACTGGGAAGTCTGACATTACATTTAGGGAGCTCTATGAGCACTTTCCGGTGAAACTCTACGTGACATCTTATTGTGTCCAACTTCAAAAGACCATGTACTTCAATACGGATACGAACCAGGATATGAGCGTCATTGACACGGTCTGTGCGAGTATCGCCGTGCCTTTTCTTTTTTCAAGTTTTAAAATGAAAGACGGTATGAATTACATAGACGGAGGATGCATGGAGACGACGCCGAGCGATCCATTTGTGGGGCGTGAAGAATGTCTGGCGCTTCAGATTGACTGGCATGTCATTTCACTTGATCTCAAGAATATCAAAAACTATGCAATTGCTTTACTTTTTGCAAACATGTCACTTCGGTATAACTATCCGTTACCGACTCATAAACTTTCTGTAGATGAGGACGTCTTTGATTTCGGTGCGTCCAGTGAGGCTAAGATTCGCATGTACATGGCTGGCTATGCCCAAGAATTTTCTGGATAGATTGTACTATGCACGCAGACCTCCGAAAGGCTCACATGCGCACACTTTCGGCCAAGCGTATATCAGTCAAGGGGACGCCGTCGCGCCCAGGGTACTCGTACATCCGCAAGGCCAAGACG